GAAGATGTTAAAAAACATAAATAAGACAGAAGAAACAACATAGACACGACATGACAGTCCTCAACGTATTAAGTACCAACAGTGTAGCTGCTGGTGCTAGTGAATATCAAACAGTACAAACTGGCTATTACAGAGTTGGTTCCACTGCTGGTGCAGCTACCGTTTCCTTTAATGGTGGTGCTGCTATTACCTTAGTTCAGAATGAATTCATTCTTATCAAAGGTAGCAAACCTGGTACGGCAAAAATCGTAAAGGGTACTGCTGACGCAACTACTGATTATTACGTTGGTGAACATGTTCAAGATACATCTAGTAATCATCCATTTTCTGTTGGAGATTATATTGCTGTAGTTGATGATGGAACAGACACTGCTATCAATGCTGCTTTCTTATCTGCTGGTACTGCTGGTAAAAAGATAACTGCTGATAACGGTCTAGGTATGTTAAGTACCGATATTGATTCTTCTGCAACGACGACTTATACCTGGGCATCAGGTAGAAAGGCGTTAATAAAACGTGCTGTTAAGATAACTGCTGCCACTAGTGCAGTTATTATCGAAGAAGTCCAAGTGGTTGGAGGCTAAGATGCCTCTGGTTAATCAAAAGGCAGAAAAAATTGTTAGAGGTATGAAGCATCGTACCTCAGATTTTAAAAGACTCTATGGGAAAAGTGACAAAGAAGTCATGTATGCGACTGCCAATAAGTTAGCACAAAAAGAAAACCTAAAAGTTATGTATTATAAAGATTTTATCAACATAGTTGAGGGCAACCCAACAACCAGAATGTTAACCAAGTCTAAGACTAAAGTTACTGGTAATATATCTGCTGACCGTGGTAGTGATGAAGGAAAGAATCGTGAAAAGAGAAAGGGTCTTGAGAAAGATCTAAAGAAGAAAGGTATAGGGTATAAGAAAGGTGTTGGTGAATACAAGTACAAGAGTGATGACGGAAAGGAAGGTACTGGTAGAGAAGTCTCTTACCAAACTTCCAAACCTGATAAGATGTCAAAACGTAGGTTTGGTAAAACAATGCGTCGTCTTGGCAGAAAGCACGGTCAAGAATCAGTCATTACAAAAGACAAAAAGAAACCAGCAAGGTTGCACGATACCCAATCTAAGAAACCTGGAAAGTCAATTAACTTAGGAAAGTCTGCTGCAGGTAAACACCCTAAAGGAGATGGTGAAACTTCGGGTACTAAGGTAAGGAGTGGTAAATTAGGTAAAACTAATAAGGCATCGTATCATTATAAGTAATTCCTAACGTTGCGTAATTGTACTTATGTGCTATACTAAATAGTATCACATTAGGGATTGAAAGATCATGCCCCTGTCACACTATACCGTAGGGTATCACGATGCAGAACAGCATCGTCATTACATATGCGAGTATGCTACAAACTCGTATGAAGCAATTAAAGATGCACAAGAGGATGTTCCCTTTCTACAGGAGCATCCTTCTTTTGTGGATTCTTGCACAAACGAAACAGGTTTAGATTACTTAATGGGACTAGTCCCAATGGGCCGATGAACAAACACGAAGTAATGTGGTGGATGAGCCGACTCACCATCATGGGAACATCTTTGGGTATGGCAACATGGCTTGCTGCACAGGCATATGTATAATAAATAACAGTGCCTTGTTAAAATTAAATGGCCACTATAACTCTTCAGACACCAGATGGTTCAACAGAAACTTTTGAATGTGCAGAGGATCAAAGCATTTTAGATGCTGCAGAGGAAGCTGGTATAGATCATCCTTCTTCTTGTAGATCTGGTGCTTGCTCTTCTTGTTGTATGAAAATTGTAGAGGGCACAGTTAACCAAGAAGATCAATTCTTTTTAGATGATGATCAGATAGAAGCAGGTTATGTTTTAACTTGTGTTGCATTACCAACTTCTGATTTAACATTACTAACTGAGCAAGAAGAAAATTTATAGGAGGTTTATGCTATCTACACAATACCGTTTAAGGTTAACAGCAATCTGTAAAGATATAGGTGCTGGAGTCGAGGTAAGTTTAGAGGATATGATCTGGGCAGAGAAATTGTCCAAAGCAAATACTGCAGCAAGAGGTATGTTACAGACTGCAAGAAGAATTAGTACAGACCCGACAGACTCTTTTCTGAATGAGTTGAACATTGGAGACCCCGATTCAACTCATCATCGTAGGGGTTTCGCAGATCCACAAGATGTGGTAGACTGGTTCCATAATGAACGGTCTGATGACTGGAGACAAAGAGATTAAAATTTAAATTGATATTATGAATTATAATGTTATTCCCGCATTCCCTTCACCTGTTATTATGGTGGATGTGGAAGAAGATACCAG